GATTTATCGCTGCCGTCGATTTGAGTATCGACATCTGAGGCTTTGATAATATCTGCTCTACCTCAGTCATTTGTCTTTATGATAATCTGCGGAAGTTGCGGAATATTCATTGTGTGATCTATTTCCTGTTTATCCGCCCATCCATGTTCATTGATAAGAACAAACTTTGTCACAGAGGCATTTAAAGTATCAGCAGTACCGTATTTTTTAAGTTTTATCTCTTGTATTTTTTTTGCTCTTTCAATAAGCTTTGAAAACGACGTAAATTTATGACATAAATATGCGATAAGCGTTGTATATAAATCTCGTTCAATTACAAGATATTCCTCCCAGAATATATTAGTTGGAGCAGCCTTCATCCATTCAATTAAGTCGCTGCCTAATTCGAGTGATTTTCTTTCAGTCCACTTTTCATCGGGCTGATACTCTGAACTGAACTGCTTCCCATCTTCAGGTTTTATGTTTCCTTTGCCTCCAGCCATCTAATTAACTACCTTTAACACATTCTGTTTCGACATTACATAAACTTCAATAGGTAAATTGAATTGATTTATAACCTTCCGTATTTTATCATTATATCTGCCAGTAACAATGCACATCCTATCAACTCCAATTCCGTTTTCTTTTGCTGTGCAATAATATGATAATATCTGCCCGATAGCATTACTAAGTTCTGCATATATATTACTTGGATTTTTACACTCTACTAATATCACTTTGCCATTATTGTCCTCAAACATGAAATCAATATGAGGCATATTTCCAAATCCAAGCGAGACATTAATTCTTTGTCCCAAATAAAATTCTCTTTTATGAGACTTATATTCTATGTTCAAAACGTCTTCTGCAAAATGTTTTGCATGATAATCTATAAAATCACAAAGTTCCTTTTCGGTTTTAAAACGATCTAATAAATAAACATTAGCATCTGGAACTAACCCATAGTTTTCCCATCCATTAATTTTGTGTTCTAAAACCCTTTCTTTTATTTGTTCTTCATCTGCCATACCTTATGATTTCATACTGCAAAGTTAATCATTTATATACTACCCAAATACTTCCCTTAACCTTCGAGCCAATATTTTTACCCCGTCGGAATTAACAATGTCCGCTTCAAACATATTATTTTTTCTATATGAAACATATGAGGCATCATCACCCCTCCCAAGTCGTTTTGTATGATTTGCGATACGAATATAGACTTCAATATCATTAATAACTGTATTGATATACGACGAATCTCGCAATTCGGCATTTTGAAATCTTTCGCTTATGCCTAATTCCTTTAAAACTCTCTCTATTTCAGTTATCCCTTTATCCTGATTGTACCCCGTTACAATAACCCCCTGTTCGTTTTTACCTGACACAGGGATTATATCTTCAAACGAATCAGATATTTTATTTGATACCGAAGAATTACCTTTTGATATTGATTGTCCGCTTCTACCCCCCATTGTCTTTACGTTTTTTGTCCCAATAACTATCAATGAAAATAATCTCGGGCCGTTGATATGATTCTTTATATTTCTTATTGCATTGAAATATTATTTTCGACGGACTG